GCCAGAGTGGGACTGTGTCCCTGTCCTTTAAATTCTTAAAACCGCTATATTGTTATGGCCTAGCGGTTGCATGGCGTTGGTGTAGTTCGTGTGCGGATTACCTAGTCAGTGTGAATGCGTGGGTCTTCATGTGTTGTCTGGGTCCTGTTCGTTTGGGTTGCCGTAGTCAGTGATGGAGTATGAATATTGTTTAAAACTAAATATATACGTGTGGTTATATAGTGTACTTAATGCTAGTATGGTTAAATAGTGGCACTAACGGGAATTGCCGGCCCGGGGGAAACTTAAACCTAGTGATAAATAATGCTTAATGATTAACAAAATAAGGAGTAGTCTTAGTGTTATGGTCTATATATAAATTGCGGTTATAAGGCATTGATAATAATTGCTTAGTGGATAGGGTTGGATAACGGTTATATAGTTTGATTATTCTCTGCATCAGTTGTTGTTCAATTTCGTCAAGTGACATAACATCTTCATCAGCTGCTATCATTGAGATTGTTATTTCACTATGATCGTCGCTCATTGCAGTGTCCTTACGTGCTAACTTAATAAAATAAATAAAAGCCCTCTCCAAATATTCATACTCTAGCCTGTGGTGTTTATTAATGAGTTCCTTAGCGTTGGGTACCATGTCCAGTTCAATCATTTTGAAGTAAATGTGTTTAAACAACAGTCCAAGTGGGGTGGTCTTGTTCATCATCCACATGCCGTGTGCATTCTCGAGCACGTAGATCCAATAATTACGAGTTGTTACAAAAGTCATACCAAATTTCTCGACGGTCTTCCTAATATGTTTCATTGTTGTGTATCGACCCTCTGCTGTTAGTACCAATTTGGTTTGACAGAATTCCACGGTATGAATGTTCTCAGTGGATTCCTTCATCTTAGTCTCCATGTTCATCGTGCGCAGTATAGCTTCAGCCATTTTGATGTTAACTGGCTTGTTTGTGAACAGTATAAAGTCATCGCCGTTGACAATGAACTCGCCATTGATGCCAAGTTTGTACAGTAGTTCTGATAAAATGGCTATGTTTATTATGGAATTGCCAAAAGATGTGTCTACATCACCAGACATCCTGGATCCCACTACTGTATACTTGTCACCATGTCGTGATCTGCACCTGTTGATGATAGTGCGTTTACTAAGACGTTTTAGTTCTGGGTTGTTATTGTAACAAGCTGCATAAAATTTGTGTGTTAACTCGAGTAATTCCTTCGTAATGTGTGCGTCGAATGTTGTGTGATCGCCCTCTGTCTTGTACTGCCATTTGAGTGATAATTTAGTGATTCTACGTGCAATTTCGTCAGGTGATCCCTTGCCGAAATGATCCCTGAATCTACCATGTTTGGTGATTTTCTGCTCAAGAGGTTTAATGAATTTGCCATAATGTATATTGAAAATTGGTTTGCGTGCCTGTATCATTCTTGGAGCTTTATATTTAGAGAAATTTTTCTTTTCTGGTTTGGTAAATGGCTGAACTAGACTTGATATTTTACCATCGCTTAAAAACTGGTCATAATCATCCTGATAGATTCGTCGCTTGCTTGCTGGCCAAATGCTGGCAATATATTGCTCACATGTCCACTGTTCCATATCCACAACATACCTTCGTAGATGTTTGTACAGCCCTTTGATGCAATTTCGATCATATCCTTCGATAAGCTCTGGGTTATGACGGTTGTAGAAGGCAGCTGCTGCGCTTTCTGAGCCAATAGGTTCGTAATACCATCCGTCAGGTTTTGCGATGCTCGGGAAATAATCCATTTGCCTCCCAAAGCGATGGCTACCGATCCTGTAACTATCATTCCGTATTTCCAGAAATTGGGTTGTGTGGGTACGAGGTAATCCGCATTCTCGTTTCCCGATCCACCCAGTCTGGCATAAGTCGGTTGCCATAAGTTCCACCATGGATATGATACTTTGCGTCCATCTATCAACTCTGAAATGTAGTTAGCGCTGGCTATTGTCCTGTCATCCTTCATAAGCAATGGCATCGTGCTAAGTCGTTGTTTAATGTGTATTGGCAATACCTCATCCATCAGTTCACATTTGAGTCTGGGATTCTTAATTTTCATCGATTCAAAATATGCCTCAGCCAACCTAGTGACATAATCAATGTATTTGGTGTCAATCTTCTTATTTAATGTGTAAAACTTCAAATGTGCCAACAATCCTTCCTTGTGGTCAACCTTCATTGCGTCCAATTCCAAAGCCTTGGCATGTTGATCTAATTCAGCCTCCAACAACCTATTTTGATTTTCCGTGATCTTTAATTTTAGCTCCTCAACCTTGTCTTCGTGTCTCTTTAATTCAGGATTATAATTCATGGCGTCCCTAACCCACTCCCCAATGCGTTGGTACCATGTTGTGTTGTTTGGTGTGTAGTATCCTGTGTATACGCTCATTATGCTTGTTATTGTATTAAAATGTAATTAAATAGATTATCTGCGTTTGAATATATTGCTTATTACGACTCAGGCCCTCTTGGTCACCTGGAAGACACGATATCGGTTTTACCTAACTAGGATGGGTCCG